ATGATGTTTTGAAGACCTTCTTTAATATCTTTATTTATTACTTCATACTTTTGTGGTCCTACAACTTTATTAATGTCTGGAATCACAAAGTCTGCTTTAGTTGTGTAGTCTGAAACTAAAACTCTTCCAACAGATTCGTTTTGGAAAAGTTTCTGCATAGCTCTTACATTATTATGATTGATACCACCCTTTTCTGGATCTGTACCCATTGTTATCATGAGAATAACATTTTCCACGGTTCTCATAATCGCTTGATCCATTTTTTTCATTTCAAGTTTAGCATTAATATCTTCTAATACTGGGTACCCAAAAGGAATTGCAAAAGGCTCATAATCCTGCTTCTTATAAAAACTGTAAGCTATTCTGCTGTTTTCTAAGTTGATTTTCAAACCATCTTTAAAGTATGCACCTTCTTTAATTAGCTTTTGATCTGCTGGGTCTAAGGCTTCTAATATTTGTTTATCATCATCATTTTTGGGGTTCGCTAATCTTTCCATATCGAATTCAGAAAGTATTTTGGCGTACGCACCATCCTTTGTATTAAACACTGTGCTTCTTTTAGCTACAATTTCAAAAGGATTTAAAAGTATATATCTAACCGGGAATTTATTTTCTGATGGTGTTTCTGATACAGTTTTAGAAAACTTTTTAAAATCATTTAGATTAAATTTACCATCAATACGATACAAAAATATATTACCACTTCTATAATATTCTCTGAAATATTGATCTTTTAAATCCCAAAGTTTGATTTTGTCGAATAGTTTTTTGAAAAATTCTCTTGAGTTTGAGTTGCCTCCTTCTAAATATACGTCTGTATTGGCAAACTCAGACATCATATCAATTGTGTTTCTAAAGATGGGTACATTTGCGTATGCCTTTTGACAAAGTTCGATAGCATCTCTTACATTAATACCATCTCCAGCCAACTCAAACGGCAACAAACCACCTCTGATTTGACTAAACTTGTTAATTGGATTCTGTATTGCAGCGCGATTTATTCTGCTTGATGATGTTCTGTTCGCGGTATTGCTTGTATAACTACTTCTTTCGTAGGATCCTTCTGAAACGTGGTACGCTGGTCCCATCGTTGCTGGCTCTACTGCCTCTTCAGCTTCGGATATCTGAGGAACTACTCTATTAAATTTGTTCCAGTAATTTGATTTTTTCGTATATTTTCTAGGCATAACTTATATTATAAAGTTCTTTACACAAAGTTAAAGTAACTTTCTCAACTTTAATTAATAAACATTGGGGTAAAGCCTATATTTTCATCTTTTGGTATATCCATCATATCGTAATATATATTCATTCCCCAGTTTCCCAGTATTATAGCGGAATAGGAATCTTTTCTAGGTCTATCTGCGCCTTTTTGTCTCTTTAAATTTGGTGGCAAATCAAAGCTTTGAGTTCCTCCAGCAGATGTAGAAACTTGTATAAGTGCGCATTCTGACTTTGTTAAGTCTAACATATCTTTTTGATGTTCTATAAATTCTATCATCTTTGCCCCCACGTTTTTTTCATCTTCGTACTTTGAGAACTTTAATTCTTTGATTGGTATTTTTTTAGATTTTTGCATTGAGTAGTTGTCATCCATAGCTGTAGCACCAAAATATAACTTTTTTCTATCGAAAGATGTTTGAAGCATTTCGTTGGCATTTCTAATCCATTGTGATGTAGGTTTACGTAAGTTGCATATTACATTGCTAGATACGTTGTATTGTCTTCTAGCCTCTTTTAAATCACTCACGTAATTCTGTGGATGTATAAAATCAGATTCAAAACACCCTATGTTGATACCAGCTTTTTTGAATATATCGCTTTCATTTGCTGAATTTAAGAATTGAACACCACCATTGTAGTCTCCCACAATCATAATTATGTTAAAGTGTTCTAGAAGGTATTTAAAATATATTATATGTTTCTTTAGGTTTGTTCCTGGTAAAGCGTAACTATGAACAAGCACGCCTTTTTTCTGCTCTGGTATTAATTTAATCACTTGTATAGCAAAGTCGTCAGATGTTTCTGATTCAGACCAAGAGGGGTCAAATGCCATAATGTATTGTGCATCTGGGTCTCCAGCCACTTCAACACAGGGGGATTCTCCATCTACAATTGTGCAATCAGCCATCTTACTAATTTTAAAGTAACCTGCACTATCATCAGTAAATATCGCATTAAACTCTCGATCAATCTGTGATTGACTCATAGAACCTTTAGCTTGTGTAATTAAATTTTCGTCATACAAAGCTTTAGGTGCGGCATCGTAAGAAAACTGCATGATACATCTTCTACCTTGATTTTTAGCGCCCGGATTAAAGATCATATTCTCATATGTTTGATATAACTTATATAAATACTCAAACTTGTAAGATGCGGAGGACAGCCCAATCATTTTATTACTTGGCCATTCTTTTCTGTCTTCTTCTGCCATTTTGCCTGCTTTAATCATTTGGTCTTCGGCATCTCTAATTTTTTGTCTTTCTGTTGGGTTTTCTACAACAGCCAAGAACGGCATGATAACTTCGTTGTAAATTTTTTCTGGCATCAAAAGTAACTCGTCTACAATAATTCTTTGGAAACGAAAACCACGAAGCTTTTCACCGTCACCCAAAGGTAAAGCTGTTATACGACTCTTGCCAATCTGCATGGACCATTCATCATTAGACTTCGTAACCTTACCAATACATTGTTGAAATAGTTCTGCCTTACTATCTTGTGCTATATCTTCTATCTTACGAAATATCATCTTAGACTGACGAAATGACTTAGATATAATACCAATATGTACTCCTTGGTTCAGCATAGCGTCTAACAATGCAAAAATGCCCGTAGAGAAGGATTTTGACATACCACGAGACCATATACCCAAAAAGTAATCATTCTCCATCATGGCTTTTACAGCCATATGTTGAAATGGAAATAATTCTATACCAGTTAATAGTTCTGTTGTGAAAGTTATGTTTTCTTTTAAAAATTTGTACAACCAATACTTTGCCTTGTTGTCTTCAAGGTATCCCTCAAGTTCTAAAACTTGTTCATTGACATTTTCCCTTTGTAGGGGTTTTTGATTACCTGCTTCCCAAGACATTTTCTTCTTCTATGTAATATTGAATATCTGTTTCCCAAAGCTCTTCACCCAAAGCTAACAACTTTGGAATAATTAATTCACTCTGCTCTCTACATCTAGTAAACACGAACTGACACTTTCTGGGGAACTCGTGTTGAAGTTTCACCATATTTGAAAAAGCCCAATTTAAACTAGATGGCCTTTTCCCCGGAAAGTATTGTTTATGCATCTCTCTTATTTCTTTTTCGACTACAATATACATGTACCCGCCAACATTAACGCATCTTTCCATTTCTTTTCTAAATCTATCAAAACCCTTACCGAAAGTCCCGAGAAAATCTGTGGGGCTCTTCCTATCTACAAAAGTATTAGTAAAATTATCTCCAGCTAAAGTATAATCACCAAAGTCTAATTTTAAACTTTCGGAGTTTTTAAAATATAAAGGTTTCTGCTCTCGAGTATCAATAAATACCTTGACATCAAAATCATTAAAAAACTCTTTAGTTAAAGGCATTTTTAAGAGAGGTTCCATACCTATTTCCTTACAAGCTTTATTATATCCACCACAATACTTTTTATATATGTCAATATCTGGTAATTTGGTTTTATATAGTTCTAAATGATTTGGGGCGTATTCCCACTCTTTCATTTTAATTCTTTCCGCTAAAACTTTTAAGATATAACTTCTTACTTCAGACTTGTCGGACTTTTCACACCACTCTCTCATTTGATTTCTGTTGGCAAAGTCAGTGCTAAAGTATTGTTCTTTCTTTCTGAATTGTATTTGATTGCCAGTAAGTTTATTAAACCTAGGATAGTGTTTAACATAATAATCAGCTACATAGAGACCGTGCTTCTTGATGTGAGCGTGTAAAGCTTTTTCAGAAGTAAACTCTTCTCCACATTCTTTGCACTTATAAGACATCATCAATACCTATTCCTAAAACTCTAGCTTTCCAAGCTGCCATACCTTCTAGTCTTTGCGCTTCACCTTTAATTAACTCTTTTTGCATTTCTGCTATACGTACCATATTTTTGCGCTCTTCTTCCTCTTGAAACAATTGAACAATAGATAAAAACGAAGATGTTTCTTTTGCTCTGTTTTTCATCCTCTCTCCGCGATCGCCTTGTAATTTTTTAGTTAAGTTTTCTATACGGCTTTCGCACTGATGATACTCTGCGCTTTTTGCTTTAATAATTTCTGCTAATCTGATACTCAT